TGGGTGAGAGGCAAGGTTTTGGAGTTGCCGGATGGATCGATGGTCAAGTTTGACCCAAAAGATCCACGACACGCCATGGCAGTTGCCCAGGGTTTCATTAAGCCGCAGACTAAGACCTACTCGGATATCCGGGTTGCCTTCTTTCTTGGCTGTCATCGGCTCTACGATATGCCGACACCATACCCGCACCGCTATTTCCCTTATGTGCCGTTCTTTGGCTACAAAGAGGATTCGTCGGGTATCAGGTACGGCATGATCCGCGGCATGATATCGCCGCAGGACGTGGTGAACTCTGCCGATGCTAAGATGCACTGGCTGTTGAACTCCCGGCGCATTACTGCCAGCAGTGACGCCATTGACCTGAAATACAACTCATGGCGCCAGGTGCAAGACCAGGTATCAAGCCCGAACGCTGTTGTTCTGCTGGATCCCACCAAACCACAGGCACAATTTAAGATTGAATCCGAGTTTAACCTCAACGCCCAACAGTTCAACCGAAGGATGCAGGCCGCCAACGACATTGAATCGGCCGGCGGCATCTTTAAGGCATCAATGGGCAAGGAAGGTGCGGCCACTTCAGGTATCGGTATCAACAGCCTGATTGAACAGACTGGCGTGATGATGGCCGAGATCAACGACAATGCCTCTTTCGCGCGCCGCCAGGTGGGGGAGATGCTTTTTGCCTTGCAGCTTGAGGATATGGGTAAAAAAGAGATCCGGGTGGCAATCAAACAGCAGGGCAAGAAGTCCATCGTGGTCCTGAATCAGCGGACGCAGGATAATACCGGCGCGGAGACAATTGAGAATGACATCTCCTCAGTCAAAGCCAAAGTGACGTTGACTGATATTCCAACCACCGCCTCTTTCAAGGCCCAGCAGCTGGCTATTCTGAGTGAAGTAGCCAAGTCTCTGCCCCCGGAGATGCAGGCGGTCTTTGTCCCGGCCATGATCCTGCTATCGGATGCCCCGGATAAGGAAGAGCTGGCGGAAGAGATCAGGAAGATGGCCGGACTCGGGCCGAAGCTGTCCGACGAAGAACAAGCTGCAGCCGACGCCCAGGCCAGCCAGACCGCCGCCGCATTGGCTGCCCTGGAGCAGAGAACCAGCGAGGCCAACGTCAAGCTCCTGGAAATGAAGGTTGATCAGCTTATCAGTCAGAACAAGAAGACCGACGCGGGAACGGTAGCGGAGATGGTCAAGGCTATCTATGCGAGTATGCAGGCCGGCCAGGTAATCGCCACAGTGCCCCATGTCGCACCCATTGCCGATGAACTGCTGAAGGCGGCGAACTTCCCGGAGATTGATGTTCCGGATGTGCCTGCGGAATTACGAGCGCCTGCCGCTGAAGCACAGACGACAAGCACTACAGATACCCCATTGCCAGCATCGCCATTCATCGGTGAACAAGCCGGAATTGAGACGATGCGGGCAGATGGCGTGCAAGAAACTCTCGAGGATCAGGTGTAGGAATGAAAAACGATAAGAAGATATATGCAGAACGGCAGTTTTTTGGGTCGAAAATAGCTCTCTTTGTAACGATGAACGGTTCACCTGGCCGCATAGATATTGCGGAGCCAATTATATTCAAAGAACGCGAGGAAGGGCTCGAAATATCTGATCCTTTTTTAACTCTGACCACGACCGAAGCTCAGTTGCTTATGGACGAACTATGGAAATGCGGTCTACGTCCGAGTGAGGGCACAGGTAGCGCGGGATCGTTAGCCGCCACTGAGCGTCACTTGAAGGATATGCAGCTGATCGCAAAAGGGCTGTTGGTTAAAGATGGAGTGCAGCTTTGACAAGTATTTAAACCTCGCCATTCGTGGCGTTTCGTCGGCCCGGCGCAAAGGGCAAAAGAACAACTCGCCAATAGGCGCAATCGTTGGCCCGGCGTAAGGGCGAAAGGAGATCGGCATGAGTAAGGAATATGACATGGAAGCAATGGCAGAGATGAGTATCGACCAGATCGACGCCCTGGCGAATGAAGCCCCGGGGGATACTGGAGCCGCTAAAGACGGCGACACCTTGCAGGCGGATGAATCGGCAGGCGGAGAGAAGGAAGAAGGCGAACAGGTTGTAGAAGGCGCAGCGACCGGCGCAGCCGAAGAAGGCCATGGCGGAGTGGAGACGAAGAGCGGAAAAGGGACCATTCCCTATGCCGTTCTCAAGGAAACCAGGGAAGAACTGGCGGAGATGAAGCGCCGCCTGGAGACCCTGCAGTCAAAGCCGTATCAAGCGGTTATTCCCGAGAATCATGCCGAACTGGTGGCGGCAACCACCGCCGGACTGGCTGCGCTTAATGAGAAGTTTGAACTCGATGAGATTGGCTGGGAAGACTACCAGAAGGAATTAGGCGAGCTGACCGTTCAGCGGGAGAACCTGCTGGCCGTCAGGATCAAGGCCGAGATCTCCAGCGAGATGCAGGCGGAGATGGCGCAGAAGGCGGAAGCGGATGCCCAGTCAATCTGGGACAACACCGTGTCAACCTTCCTAAGCGGCAAGCCGGACGGGATTGATTACAATGCCGACCCCGAGAAACATGCGGAACTGGATGCCGCCGTGAAGATGTACGCCAGCAACCCGGCCAATGCGACCAAGGATCACCAGTGGTTCCTCGATAAGGCGCACCGGGAAGTCATGGAGAATAACGGGATAAAGCCAGCAGCCAAGCAGCCACCACCGGCAAAGGCGAAAGTGGAAGAGGCGGGCGATGATCCAGAAAAAGCCCCTATCTACTCTTTGGGTGATATTCCTGGTGGCGTGGTCCCTGGCGGTTCAGAGGTGGAGCAGATCACACAGCTTTCCGGCTCATCCCTGACTAACCGTTTTTTGAATGACCCGGGCCAGATCGACAAAGTTCTCGCCTCATTTGGCTGATAAGAAGTGAGTTGTAAGTTGTAGGCAGTAAAAAATTTGCAGTAACCGGATCGCTATAAAATCCCCACAAAGGGGAACATTTTAAGCCCGGTCTTGCCCTTAACAGGGGAGGACCGGGCTTTTTTTATTTCAAAATCAAGGAGAAAATATAATGGCTCAAACTACCGTACCTACCGGTTCCGCAATGGCGCGCAAAGTCTTTGGCGCTGCACTCTTCGCCAAGGTCGTTACCGCGGCGTCACTGCTCAAGGGCCTGACCGGTCCCGCTCCCAAACAGTCCGATGCCGAGGCCAAACTGAAAGGCCAGACCGTACCGGATATGCCGATTGTCCGGGTGACCGATCTGTCCAAGTCTGCCGGTGAAACCGTCAATGTGGACTGCTTCGATACTATCAGCGGCAAGCCGATCATGGGCGACCGTAACGCTGAAGGTCAGGGCGAGGCACTGTCAAGCTCCAGCCAGGATATCAAGATCGACAACACCACTAAGGTTGTTGATGCTGGCGGCAAGATGGCCCAGCAGCGCACTGTCAACCAGCTGCGCGGCCTGGCTATGGCGCAGTTGCTTGGTTATTTCCCCCGTCTGCACAGCCAGCAGGCCCTTGTTCATCTGGCTGGTGCCCGTGGCACTCAGACCGGCAAAGATTGGGTTGTTCCTCTGTCAACTGACCCTGATTTCTCCGAGATTATGGTCAATACTGTGAAGGCACCCACCTATAACCGCCATTTGGTTGTCAATGGGACCGGATTCACCCAGGGAGGCGCACAGCTTGCAAGTATTGCCACCACCGATCTGTGGACCCTTGGCCATGTTGATGAACTGGCTACCCTTATCAGCGATCACAATATGGGCCTGCAGCCGGTCAAGATTGCTGATGACCCGGCAGCCGATGACGAGCCAATCAAGGGCCTGCTTTATCTTACCGAGCGTCAGTGGGCGCAAATCAAGGCCGCTGCCACTGCCGCCAACGGTGTGTCTTTCGCCACTGCCACCCAGAACGCCTGGGCTCGCAAGAGTTACGGTTCCAAGCACCCACTCTTTTCCGGTGAGTGTATCATGTGGGCCGGTATCCTGATGCGGAAACAGCCCAAGTTCGCCATCCGCTTTGCGCCCGGCACCACCGGTGTCAAGTATCACACCGTCGCCAATCGCTATTTGGCCGCGCAGACAGAGACTGACGTTACGATCCCAGCCTTGTCTGGAACCCACGGCGTTGACCGCGCTCTGCTTCTTGGAGCCCAGGCCCTTGCTTATGTCTTCGGGCGCAATCAGGGTTCTGATACCGGCTTCAACTGGATGGAGAACCTGTACAACTTTGAGCGCAATATGGAAGTTGCCGGTGAATCCATGGGCGGCATGGCCAAGCTCACCTTCACCTTTGATGATGGTGCGGGCAATAAGGAACCAACCGATAATGGCGTTTTTGTAATCGACTCAGCGGCCAAGCTGTAAGGGATTTTGTAAGAGCCTGAAAGACAGGGCGGTATAAACCCCGCCCTTCAACTTAAATTTTCACGAAAAGGAATATTGATATGATTATCCAACCAACCTACAACGGAGGCCCCCGAACCGGCGCCAACCGTGTTGTTTTCATCAACCAGGCGGCTGTTGCCATTGCCCTGGTCGCTGCCGACAAGGTGCGGCCTGTCCGTATCGCTGCCGGCACCAAAGTTGACCGTGTAGTCATTAAGACCGTGGGCGACTTGGACGACGGCACTCCGGCCTTGACTGCCCAGATCGGCTTTGAGCACATCGACGGCTCAACCGGTGCGTCCCTGACCGCTGTGGCCGGGACCGGCGCCAATGCTCTGCAGACCGCCGACACCACAACCACTTATGAAATCTTCCCGCCTGTTGTGCTGGCTAAGGATTCATACCTGACCATTACCTGTGTTGTTGGGGCCAACGCCCAGTCTGCCGCCGCCACCGTCCATGCCAAAGTCGAAGGCGAGTATCAGGGCGTAGCGTAAGACTGTTGCATAAACCATAACAGGCTCCGTCCGAGTCACCCCGGACGGAGCCATATGAGGGAAACAATGAAGAAAGAAGATGTTGCCAGAATAGCCCATGAAGTCAACAGAGCGTACTGTGAGGCTTTGGGCGATACTAGCCAACTGCCGTGGAATGAATGCCCGGAATGGCAGAAAGAAAGCGTGATTGCCGGGGTTGAATTTCATGCCAAAAACCCAGATGCAGGCCCGGAGGCCAGTCATGAAAGCTGGATGGCCCGGGAAATAGCTGATGGCTGGATATTCGGGGAAGAAAAGGACGCTGAGTTAAAGATCCACCCCTGCATTGTCCCGTTTGCGGAGTTGCCGGTTGAGCAGCAGACCAAGGACGTCATATTCAGGGCAGTCGTCCACTCCATTGTCTCAGTCCTTAAGGAATCACCGGCCAAGGTGGTAACTCCTGTCGTTCCTGGCGTAGTCGGTATCATGTATATCGGCGGGCGTGATAGTCATTGTGACAGTCTGTATGGAACTGGCCTCGTGTGGACCCCTGGCCAGGTACATAACGTCCTGATTGAAACGGCAAAGAGAATGCTGGCCCATACCGATGTTTACGCCCAGGTTGACGCCAACGATGAAGTTCTTGTTGGCCCTGTTGCCGATGATGACAAGAAAGTCTTTACCATGCCCGCCATCCTCCCAAACCTGGAAGGGATGGACGCCGTGGCGTTAAAGGCCTACGCGCAAGAGCATTACGGCGAGAAACTGGCGCACAACATGAAGCCGGAAAATATGCGGGCCAAGATCGTTAACCTCATCGGTGAGCGCGGAGCTAAATGAATATCGTTGAACTGCTGGCCCAGTACCGTTTTGAATCATCGGATGATGTCGCTCCTTTCGGAACGTCAGACTTGACTGTTGTCAGCCTGTTCAACGATGCCCAGGATGAGGCCTGCCGCCGCAAGGTATTATTGTTTGATGCCACCACGGCGGCTGTCTGTCAGATAGCCGTGACCAGCGCTACCGCCACCTATGCTTTACATGGTGCGGTAGTCGCTGTGCTGGGGGCTAAATTGACAGATGCGGACGGCAATGTGATTTACCTGGAGAACCGTTCGCGGGATGAGCTCGACCGGGTTTACTCCGGATGGCGGGAGAATATCACGGACGATCCAGCATATATTGTCGTTGATGAAACTTCGGTGCAAATTGTTCCGGCGCCGCTTGCCGCTTACACCCTGGATATGGAAGTGCAGCGCACACCCTTAACCGTTATGGCTTTGCCAGCCGACCCGGTACCGGAACCGCCGCCTGATCCGATGATCGACCTGCCGGAGATTGCCAGCGGTCATCATCGCTTTCTGGCTTTATGGGTCCATCATCGGGTGTTATCGAAGCCGGACCCTGATTACGAAAGCCCTGAGATGGCTGCAGTCTATGAAAAAAGGTTCAGTGATTACTTCGGTACGCGCCAGGATGCGGATCAGGCAAGACTGAGACGAACCGACATGCTTGTTCGCAGCAATGTGACCCTATAATGGAAATCGGACCCTTCTCAGGTATGAATAACCTGGCCGCCGACCATGCCCTGCCACAAGGCAGCATGGAAGGCCTGGCCGCTGTCCGCAATGCCGTCAACACCGACTTCGATAATGCCGGGAAAGGCAGTCGCCGTCAAGGTATGACTAAGCGTTACGGCTCGTCCGGCTTGAAAGGCGGCTTCGGTTGTAGCTTCGGCCTCTTCGCGGTCGAGCATGGCCGCTTGAAGTCGGTCAATACCACGACCTGGCTCGGTACCACTTTAGCCATCGTGACCGGCACGACCTTCACCTTTCACGAGTTTAACGGCGCGGTCTATTTCAGCGACGGTCTCAAATCTTTAAAGATCGTGAACAACGTAGCCACGGTGTGGGGTTTGGATAACCCGCCTACCCCTATCGTAAATGTCACGAGCGGCACCTTTAATGCCGGGGTTTATCTGGCCTGCATGACCTATGTTGACACCAACGGTAACGAATCAGGGGCCAGTGACTTTGTATCAGTAACCGGTCCCGCTAATTGTGGTCTGACCTTCACTCACTTGCCGCACCCGAATGATGCAAGAATAACAGCCATGCGGTTATATTTGACCACTCCCGACAACGATATCTTCTTTCAATGCGGGGAAGTGGCCTTGGGAGTGACCAGTTATCAAGTCCTCTTTGATTATGACGGCGGTAAGGTTCTTGATACTCTATGGATGACCAGACCACCGGCAGGCCAGATTATTCGGGAGCAGAATGGCCGCCTGTTAATTGCCCAAGGGTCGGTGCTCTATGTGACCGTGCCGTATTCACCGGACCTTATTTCCCAACTCAGTGACAGCTACTTTCAATTCCCAGCAGACATAACAGTCTGTGAGCCGGTTGATGATGGCGTGTGGATTGTTGCGGACCAAACTTACTTTCTATCAGGCACTCCAGATAACTGGCAGCAGTTGACTAAACTCGACTATGGGGCGGCTCTGGGTACCGGTAAAAAACTACCAGATAATGTCACATGGTTTTCAGAGCGCGGCCAGATCATAGCCGGCAATGGTGGAGAAATAAAGAACGTCCAGGAGAATCAAGTCGCCCCTGACTACAGTAGCAAAGGCACCATGCTTATTCGCGAGGATAACGGTCTGAAACAGGCCATTACCACCTTAATCAACCCCACCATGTCACCAAGGGCCAACCGTGCATATACGGCAGCCGAAACCATCAGGAGGGCATAAATGCTCACGAACGAATTTAGGACTTACCGCAACAGCGCGGCTATGCTGGGCGGCACCCAAGTCACCGCTTGGTATATCGGCTTGTATAAAAATGCCCATACGCCAGCAGCTACAGATACCATGGCCTCTTTGTTGGCAACAGCCGGAGAAATCACTACTTATGAAGGCGGGACCAGGCCGTTATTAGTTCCTGATGCCTATGCCGATGGTATTTTCTCCAATGCCGGGGCTGACCTGAAAGTTGTTTTCCCTGTAGCTGAAACCGTGCGAGGTAGATTTATCACATCTAACCCGGTTATCGGCTCTACCACTGGCATTTTAGCTGATGTTGTAGCTAGTCCGTCACCAAAGCCGATGGATATTGGCGAAGCATTGGATGTCACCGCTGGTTGGGTAGACAACCTGGGGGCTTAACTATGAGTTTATCCAACTACGCTGAAAACAAACTGTTGATCTGGGCCTTTACCGCTGATGCCGTACCGACCCGCCCGACCGCCTGGTATGCTGCGGTCCATGATGCCGACCCTACCGAAGACGGGACGGTTGGCGAACTGGTAGCCGGTGACGATGCCGGGTTTGTCCGCAAGGCTGTGACCTTTACCACCCCGACCACCGGCAGCAGCACCAATGTCGGTTCTGTTACCTGGACGCCTACGGCTGGCACTTATACCGGCAGTCATATCTCTATTTGGGACGCCCTGACTGGCGGTAACTGCTGGATCATCGGTGAACTCCAGACCCCTGCGACCATTGATAACGCTAACCCGCTTGTTCTTAATATCGGTGACATGATCGCCGCCCTCAGTTAAAGGAGATAATAATGGCTTTTAAAATCAGTACCGGCTTACGCAATGCCCTTCTATCAAGTGATGATTACATCGCCCTGATGGCTGGCAAGATTTTCAGGTGTTACAGCGGCGCTGTGCCGACTAATGCGCAGGATTCCTTGGGCGCAGCGGTATTACTTGGCACTATATCCTTGAATGGGGCAGGCACCGGCGTTACTTTTGAAGCTGCGCCGGTCAACGGTATGGCGGTAAAAAAGACCTCTGAGGCGTGGACCTTTGTTATCACCGCCGCTGGCACCCCTTCCTTTTATCGACATGTCGATCTAGCCGATGATGGTACTGCCAGCGCTTCGGCTTATAGGGCGCAAGGCTCGATCGGTCTGCTTAATGCTGATCTGATTGTCAACTCCGTGGCCTGGACTATCGGTATGAGTCTGCCGGATGTCAGCGCCTATGCTGTTGGCCTGCCCGGCGAGTGATAACCTGTGACGGCGACCGCAGCCTTAAACGCAAGTGGTTTGCCAGAAAACAGTTAGCCGCTATCAAGGAAATGGGCGTACCAGGCAAGGCCACGATGCTGGATGGTTTTCTGGTCAAGGTTCACCAGTTGGACGGTCTTGAGGGTGGCAGGATTACCGCGCCGATGGGGGCGATTGTGGCCTGTTCGACGCAATCCGGTATCAAGATGGCGGTTGCTGATTATTGGGCTGGCGGTTGTACCGGCTACACCGACAGCTATATCCCTTTTAATGACACCGAAGGACTGCGCTTCGGGCTGGATTATACCGAATGGACCACTCTAGCCTTTAAGCCGGTAGTCAGTGCGGCCTTCCATGAGCCGACCATGACCTTAGTGGCTCAGTATTCAGGCAAACCGTCCTTGATGCCGTACAAGCTGGCTGAGGCCCTGAATGTTACTATTACTGATAACCAATTTTTAGACTTTAACGAGAACGGAACCCCTGATTATCCTTATCAGGTGCTGGATTCAGCCACCAATCTGTATAATGGCAACGGCAAAAATACGGAAGGGCGGCGCTCAGTAACGGTGATTAACGGGGCAGGCGATATAAGAAAAACCTGTTTCAATCTACCGGGTCAAGTGCAGATCGCGATTGCCGATACTATCCTGGACTGGGTTTATGACGACACCACTCCCCGCCATATCAGTGCTATTGTAATTGACGAGGCGGTTGACCCGGAAACACAGGTACAGACTCCGGCTTATGGTTTTATGTACCTTGCGGATATTGTGACAACGGGGATGCCCAGCGGCCTGCGTAATCTGATGCTGACGACTTTTAAATCAACCGTCCGCCAGATCGGCGCTTATGCCTTTCGGGCCACTACGGGCGAGCAGGTCTTTATCCAAGCCTTATGGTTTGATGTGGATGCCATCTCTATTGACGGCTCCACCCTTGACCAGCCGAATGACTGGTTTAATGCCAATCCGGCTGAAAGAAAGTGGCGGGTTTTTTTGTCTGTAACCGTTGGCAACACCGCCACCCTGATTAACTCCGACCAGTTTATGCCGCTGTTACTGGCCAGAACCACCAGAACCCTTATTCCGAGTGTCGTGGATTGGCGGGCCGTGGGTAAGATGCTGCATTATCTGTTTGTGTGGCCCAGTCCGGCTAATCTCAGAGATGTCTATGCCTGGAACCCGCATGACTCGGTAATGTTCCATGATGAAAATAATGAGGTGCAAATCTGGACCAGAAGGCTGTCCGGGGTGAAGATCAACGCCACAGGCATGCACGACTCAACTATCATTGTGCCGGTTGAGGTAACGGACAATCCCGGTACCCGCCCGGAGATCAGTTATGCTAGTAATGGTCTGTATTTCTGTGCCTGCAACGATGTGGCGAAAGAGATCAGGGCCACCTATTACGGCTCCCCTTTTACGGAATGGATTAAGCTACCAGATATGCCGGACCTCTGCACTTTGATGCAAGTCAGGCCGGTCCAGGTGACAACCGATAAAATTGTTTTGATCGGGGTGGTTAAATATACCCCAATTGAGCCGACTGCTGAAGATGAAATTCGTTACCACTTTACCAGCCTGTTATGGACCTCTGCGAAAGAACTAGAAGGCTTGAATAGCTGGAACATAATGATGCGCCTGCCTTTTCCAGTTAGTGAACCGTTAGCGGATGGTTCTGGGGCAGATTGTTTTGAAACAGCCTTGTACGGTAATGACGCCATGGTCAAGGCTATGCAAGATTACCCCTCGCCGCCACCAGCCTTGCCGCAAACTATAAGGGTCAATTATGACGGTTATAACTATTTTCCATAAATTATGATATCTGTAAAATCAACAATGCCGGTGTCAAGCGCATGGGCCGCAATTGCTTGGAACGGCACTGTCTTTTGTGCTGTAGCCGATGGTACTGTCGCCGCGACCTCACAAGATGGCAGGACATGGATGCAGAGGACGATTCCGTTAGGGGGTTGGTTAGCGATCGAGTGGAACGGCTCTGTTTTTTGTGCGGTAGGTGGCAGTGTCTCCGCGACATCATCAGACGGGATAGTTTGGACACAAGGAACACTTCCAGTCTCAAGCGCCTGGTACGCGCTTGCCTGGAACGGCACGGTGTTTTGCGCCCTGGCCTCCAGTTGGACCGATATTGCCGCCACTTCGCCCGATGGCATAACCTGGACCCAGCGGACCCTGCCGGCTGAAAGGACATGGATAGGAATTGCTTGGAATGGTACTGTTTTTTGTGCCATCTCGGAGTTCGGTGATGTGGCAACCTCATCTGATGGCATAACATGGACATGGGCACCGTACGCCCTCATTGATTCATACAGTTGGCAAGATATAATATGGAACGGAACAATATTTTGTGCAATTAACTATGCCTCGGATAATGTGGCCACCTCTCCTGACGGCATTACATGGACCAAACAAACAGTTTCAGCTTATGCAAACGGGTGGCGGGCTGTAGCCTGGAACGGCACGCTATTCTGCGCCATCAAATATAACTCCAACAAAACGGCAACCTCTCCTGATGGCATAACATGGACCGCTCACACTATGCCATATTCGTTGACATGGAATGCTATTGCTTGGAATGGTACTGTTTTTTGTGCCATCTCAAATAATTATGACAAAGTAGCCACATCCCCTGATGGGACATGGTTGGATTATGATCTGACCGTCCCGCCTTTTTGGCAATCGCTTCACAGTCAATCTGAGGTCTTGATATGACTCAATTAATCAAAGACTTTACTGTTGATGTGACAGCCGCCGGTGTGCCGGGTACGGCTGGCTCGCCCGGTGTGGCCGCGAGAGCTGGTTATTGGAGTGACCGCTCACCAGTTACCGCTATCGAGCAGATCACGCCCACGGACAGTTTAGTAACGTGGGTGGCCCCGGCGACTCCACCTTTAGGCCAATATATCAGAAGAGCCACGCAAGCGGAAACCAGGTACGCATCAACGGTTCGCCCTTTCTATGATAATTACGCCGCCGCTATTCTCTCCGGGGTAAATCTGGCCAGCAGACGCACAGCCTTGAAAGATGAATGGCATCGAGCCTTGACCGCCATCCAGAATAACGGCTTGCTAGGGAGACCACTGGCCTTCCTACCCACTCCGTACCTATCCGGTACTTTTATCGGCGCTTGGAATACCACGCAAGGGACTTGGTTCTATCTCTTTTACGGCTTCACTTCCTATCCCTCTCAAGTTATCGTGAACTGATATGGACAGCTTATATAATCCCGGTGATGGCTACGAACTACCGTGGGACGATTGGGTTGATTATCAGACCAGGATTGTTATTGACGGCACCCCGACCCCCGACCCCTCCGGCGCACCATCAGCCCCTTTACCGACCGCCACTATCAAGACCTGGCTTCCGGCACAGGACGCCATCGCCGCTATTCCGGCTATCCCGCCCACTCCGTCCCAGATAGATTACCTGACGCAGCGGGGCTGGAACAGTTGGGCCAGAACCATTGATGAGCTTACTTTAGGGAGCTTTTTAAGCTATACTGTCAGCGGTGTGGCCTTCCTTGGCATCGGCAGGCAGAACAAGGAAGGGCACAGCCTCGGCTCTTTTAAACATGGATTGTTAGTGGATGATTCCGGGGTCTGGGTTATGGAGTCCGGGGTTAAGGTCAAGCAGTTAGGGGCCAAGGCTATTAACCCCAGAATCTACCGGCAGCCGGACGAGGTGATTGTTTACCTTAACGGCAACTATGCCTACAAATCATTAATCCCGGCAGCAGGTCCCTTGTTCGGTTACGGCTATCTCTATACATCCGGCGATACCATCACCAGTGCCGCCTTTACTACGGGCAGCGTTAAATTCGGGAGGGTGTAGATGCAAGGCTCCGGTTCTCTGACTTTTGACCAGTATCGTTGTTTCTTAGGGGGCACGGGTACTTTAACGATCAAGGCCCGGACCACCGTCACCATGAGCGGCAGCGGGACGTTGACGGCTGTTGCCTCTGTTGCTTCGCAAGGGTCCGCGAATCTGCCCGCTTTGCAATCGGTCGGCGGCAATACTGCTTACGCCTTCTCTTCCCAATCCTTACCGGCCCTTATCTCCAGCGCCACTAACGAGTACGTACCACCGGGACCCCAGTACGGTTATGCCCATCTGCCCGCCTTCACCTCTTTTGGTTATACGGCAGGGGCAGCCTCGACCGGCAGCGTCAATATTCCCGCCCTGCAATCCATCGGCACCAACACCGAATATGCTTTCAGTTCCCAGGATTTACCGGCCCTGAGATCGTTCGGGATCTGTGACGACGCCTTACGGTTGTTCTCCACTTCACGAATGACCTCCTACGGCAGCCTGTCACGGGTCCAGAAGCTGTCTCTGTTGTCAAATATCACATCCACCAGTTACGGCAGCCTGACCCGGATTCAACTGCTGAATCTGCTCAGTAGTTCAACCTCAACCTCTCACGGTTCCTTGGTTGGTTCCTACGTCCTTAATCTGCTCAGCGCTATTGACTCGGTGTCTTTGATCCTGCTGCAGATCGGGCTGAAACCAGTCTTGAATGAAACAAGCCGGACCTGGGTGCTCAATCTCGATACCATGGCCACCAGCCAGTATGACGATTACGGCTTTCACGAATTTGTCACCGTGGATGGTAAATCCTACGGCCTGGCTGAAGATGGTATTTATGAACTGATCGGGGATGATGACGCCGGACAGGATATTGACGCCCTCATCGACTTTGGCCGCTCTGATTTTGGTTCCACGCAAAAGAAGAGAGTGCCGGCTGTGTATCTGGGTGTTGGCTCCGGCGGCAAATTGTTATTACAAGCCGATGCCGACGAACAGGTTTACACCTACGAGGCCCGCAGTTACAGCGACGAGATCAAAAATCATAGAGTTGATATCGGCAAGGGGTTAGTTGGTAATTACTGGAACTTCACCCTGAAAAACCAGAACGGCGACTCTTTTGATTTGGAAACCATAGCCTTTGACCCTAACCCTTTGACGAGGAAAATATGACACCGAAAGAGTTTATCAATCAGATTATTGAAAACACCTTGGCCACGGCCAATAATGCCACGGCTAATGTTGATACGGCAGCTGATCGGGTGTTGGACCTCAGTGAAGGGCGCAGCATGGGCACTAATTACTATGTGCCGACCCATGAATTAACTGCTGTTGAACCGGACGTTCCCGCTGTTGAAAATTCGCTACTGACCTATGACGCCCAGCTGAGTAACCTGATCGGCCTGTTATCGGGGCAGTTGGCTGGCTATTTTACTACCTATTACCCGTTGACCTCGGACGCCTTTGACGAGGCCCAAAGCTGGCTGATAAACACCATCACCAACGGCGGCACCGGGATACCGGCAGCGGTTGAAGAACAAATTTGGCAGCGGGCGCGAAGTAGAATTATTAAGGACGGAACGAGAGTGGCTGCGTCCATCACCAGCAGTTACTCCGCCCGTGGTTTTTCCCTCCCGCAAGGGCCGATGGTCCACGACCTCAACCAAGCCCGTTATGAACAGGCCTCTAAGATCGGGGAAGCCTCTACCACCATCGCCACCAAGCAGGCGGAGATAGTTATTGAGTCAATCAAGTTTGCCATTACCAACGCCATTGATTGCCGCTTCAAAGCCATGAGCAGCGCCAGCGATTATATCCGTTCCCTGATGACCGCCCCTGATGCCGCTAGTCGTCTGGCCGGGATTAATACCGATGCCAAGGCGAAGATGATGGCCGCCACTTCTGATTTGTATCGGGCCAGATTAACCAGAGATCAATTAGTGTTAGGCTCCCAGGATAACCGGATGAGCGCCAGTGTTCAGCACGAACAGACCTGGCTTAATGCTATCCAGCGCAAGATTGACGGCAATGTGTTGGCAGCATCGTCAGCGGCTGATGCCTATGCCAAAGTTGCCGCTTCTGCCTTATCGTCCTTAAACAGTATCGTCAGTACCGGCCAGAACTCATTTTCATAATTAAAGGAGCAATACTATGGCATGGCCACAAGATAAAAAACCGTACAACCAGTTCGCCCCCGGCACCCCGACGGCCAAGGCCCAACAGGCCAATGTTGATGCCATCAAAGGCGGGCTTCGCACTGCCGCCAATGTGGCTGACAAATATGCAGGCGGGGCCGGTGGTCGCGCCCTTGGTCGAAGCATGATGGCTCCGGTTACAGGATTGCAACAAGCCAATGCCCGCCAGAATGACGCCTTAAAGGGTTACCCGGAGAAGAATAAACGACTACAAGCCTTCGGCGGCCAGTTGCAGCAGGATATCGCCGGTGGTAATTTCCCCAGGCCGAAAGCCTTTCAACCGATAACTAGGCCGCCAATGGGTGCGGCCGCCAGAGAAACCGTAGGCCAACCTGATAACGTGACCAATACGAACAAGGTGTCATTACAGCAGGCCGATGGTGGTAAAGGGTCCATTACGGTAACACCGGGCACGGAACATTTGCCGTTACGCAATAATTTAATTAAAAACCCAGTCAGTAACCAAGGCAACCGAATAGGCAACCTGGATGTCGAGTTTGATGGGATGCCAGCCGACGAGCGGGACCGCTTCACGAAGAGCGCCATATATGAAGCCAATAATCCCAGCCGTCAAGCATTAGGCCAGCCATCAGGTCAACGTCAAACAATCGCAAGGCCGGAAATAGCCCGACCGGAAATTATGGACGTGGATATGTCCTCTATGGGGTCAATGATAACCTCCCGCTGGGGCCAGAAAGCTGATCTGCAAAAGCAGCAAGCCTTTAATGATGCCGATAAAAACAATATCGCCATGCGCGGTCAAGACATTGATGTGAGGGGTCAAGACCTGACGGCAGACGGCAACCTGCGCCGGGATTTACTAACAGGCCGGGGCCAGGATCTGAACTACGATAACGATGGCCCAGTTCGGGAAGGCCATACCCTCGACAACCAGGGCAAACAGTTAGGACTCGACCAGACCCAGGCTCTCAACAACCTCTTTGCCCAATACAACGATCCTAATGTGCCAGCCGAAAACAAACAGGCCATAGCCGACGAGATCAGATTAAGGCAGGGCAAGACCGACAAGAAGCAGCGACCCATTACCATGACCAGGGCAACCGCTGACGGCATGGGTTCCGAGACAATCCTTGTTGACCCGGAGACCTATGAAGAGATCCAGGTACAGAAGGGGTCACAGGCTTTAACCCCTCCCCCTAAAGAGACAAAGGGTTTGCCAGTTGGTCATAAAGCAGTCAGCGCGAGCGGCGTTCCGATTATATGGGACGGAAAGGGATGGAAACCGGCTTAATTATCCTTAAGAAATAACTTTAAGGAGCGAGTGTAAATATTTGTTATTTTGTGCTTTTCGTGGCATAATAAAAAATCAAAAACGATAGCCTTATTCCTCTAAAAGCTGCAAACATGGTGCATAAATGAGCGACTACCTTTCAGACGAAGATGTCTATGGACCTCCTAAAGAGAAGAGCGGATATCTGTCTGATGAAGAGGTTTATGGCACCAAGCCTGGAAGAACCGTCCTCGGTACCGCTGCCGATATCGGCGTCACGGCGGCAAAAGGTGTTGTCGGCCTTGGCTCCGCTGCCGTAGGTCTCGGCAACCTGGCTACTGGCGGTCTTGTTGGCAGGGGAATGGATAAGCTCGGCTACGACCCCACCCTTACGCAGAATACCCTTTCCGACCTGTACTCAGACCCGCAGAAAGAGGCGAATGCAAAAGTAGGGAGCGCAGAAGGATTCGTTGGGACGGTCGGCGCGATGGTGAAGAACCCAAGCACCATCGGCCATGCAATAGTTGAAACGGTACCGCTGATGCTGGCCGGTGGCGGAGTAGGCGCCGTAGCAAGGAATGGCATCACAAAACTTGCGCCAAAACTTGCTACCCGGTTCGCGCCTGCCACTTTGGGAACCATTGCCGGCGCAACCGGAGAAGGCGTTATTGGTGCCGGCAGTATGGCTGAAGACATACGGCAGCAGATGCCCGATAAGGAACTGACGGCCAAGGGCGCCATGTATTCAGGGCTCGCCGGTATCGGCACGTCCGCCTTTGGCCTGGCTGGTGGACGATTGGCGCAGAAGCTGGGCTTTGCCGATCCTGATACCATGCTGGCCATGGGCACACTCAATCCTGCAGGCGAGAAAGTTGGTGTTGCCGAGATTGCGAAACGGATCATCGGCGGCGGTATCAGTGAGGGCGCATTTGAAGAGCTGCCGCAGTCCATCCAGGAAACGATGTTCCAGAATGCGGCCCTTGGTAAGCCTCTCATGGAAGGCGTGCCGGAGTCAGCCGCACAAGGTCTTGTGGTGGGTGGCTTTATGGGTGGGGCCGCCAATATGCTGCCATCCGCTTCAAGCACTGTTGTCGAAGATCCTGCGGCAGAACCAACCATCCCCGAGAACACCAACCCGGCCGCAAACGGCATTGCCACCCCGGCAAACGATACCCCGTCTCAGCCACCACCGGCCGCACCAGCACCACCGGCCGCACCAGTCATACAGCCACCAGCACCGACCGGTGTAATTAGTAAGGCCCTGGCCATGGGCGGCATCGGTGCTCTCCCTTCACAGCAGGTAATGGGTCCACAGGATCAAGGAACGCAGAATGAACAACCCGGACAACCCGCAGTTGTGGCCGACCAGTCCGGAGGAATCAATGGCGTTGACCCGGCAAGATTGGGAGGAGATCCACAAAAAGAGATGGGGGCGAGTCCTGGAGAAGATACCAGTCCAGCAACCACCGTGGACAGAATTCCCGATGGCAAGCCAGCCCCCTCGATCATAGCCCAACCTGACGGCCAAGGCTTCCTATCCGAATCAATCCTCAAGAAACACGCCGCAGACAACAACATCGATCTGGCAGGCTACAACGTAACCCCGGACCCGGCAACCAACAGCGGCTTTATCGCCACTAGGAAAGACGCAGACATTCAGGACGTGAAGGGCAGAGTTGATGCGTCCGGCAGAACCCTATGGGCGGGCAGTAATGTTATTCCGGCACAAGCAGGGATATATCGGCCGGCAGAGGCAGTTGAGGCGAGTGAGCCAACCAATCACGCGATCATCGCCAATCCTGATTCAGTGGCGCACGGCCAGGAGGTTAATGCCGCACCGTCTGAGGCCATGGCGGAGGCCGGTAACTATAAGAAGGCCCATGTCTCTCTTGATGGCCTGAATATCACCGTCGAGAATCCAGCCGGGACAACCCGTAGCGGTACCGATAAGGACGGCAAGGCCTGGTCTATCGAGATGAAAGCGGACTATGGCTATGTGAAAGGGTCGGTAGGCTACGACAAGGACCATGTAGACGTGGTGATGGCTCCCGGGTATCAAGGCGGGTCCCAGGATGCCTATATCGTCAATCAGCATAACAAGGACGGCAAATTCGATGAGCATAAGGTTGTGCTGGGTGTCACCAGCGAGGCCGAGGCTATGGAGGTTTATAACTCCAACTATGAATCAGGCTGGGATGGCGGCAAGTCCGTGGTCAAGATGCCGGTGGACAAGTTCAGGGAGTGGGTCAAGTCGTCGGCACCGAAGAAAGGGGCAGTCGTCGGTCAGGCTGTTGAGTCTCAAGAATTAACGACAAAGCCCGTTGACGTTAACGAAACGGCCAATAGTGAGACACAAACTCTGGATCTGGTCGAGCACGTCACCAAGGGCGGCAAGGGTAAGATCATCAAGGGCATTGTCCGCACCGATCTCACCAAGGAAGAGGCCCAGGCTATTGACAAGTACACCTTCAAAAAGGATGGCGGTTTCTTTATTCGGGAGAAGTATCTGGCCGGCGACAATAGCGTGACAAATAGCGTGACAAATAAAACGGCAGATGTGGCCGATCAGCAACAAGATCAAGCTGTTGCGGGTGACATTTCCGGTGACATTTCCGGAGCTCCAAAAGAACCGAGCCTTGCTGATTCCATTGCGGAATCGGAAAGCAACCTTGAGGTGGTCAGGCCCGGCATAAAAACCGGCAAGGAGGTGGCTTCCGGTCCTAATATGGTCCTGATGAACGCAAGACCGTTGAATGGAGACGGCGAGGCAATAAAGATATCCGCCCCCCATGACGGCACCAAGGAAGACGCCCACAGGGTAGCCAGAGCGTTGAAGTTGTACGCGAGCGAAGAACACGGGGCGTCAATGCGTCAGTCTGAGGTTTTCGGCACCGACAAGGATGGTAAGCCTGCTTATGCCTTCACCCAAGGAGAAGGAAATACCCTTGTTGTCGAGAATACCAAAACCACCACGGATAGTGCCACCGATCCAGGGCAAGACACCCCGGCCGAGCCCACAAGAAAGAAGATGTGGGAACAAACAAAAAGTGAGTTTGTAGATGGGCTGAATGAACACCTTGAAGAGATGGCGAGCTATCAAGATAATGACTGGATCTCTTATGTGACCGTTCAGAGGGATATCGGCAGTGGAAGTTATATCTATGAGGCTTACGGAAAAGACGGGAAACTCATTGCCTCCTCTAAGAGTATTGCCGGGAAAGGCTCTATCTCTGAAAAACTATCCAACAGAAAGGGAACCTACAACCAGTATGAGAGCGCGTTTTATCATATAGGAAAAAATGAGCCTTTTTCGTGGGCATGGTATCAGGAGCAGAGAAACCAATATTCAAGGGATCTCCATCAAGAACAGGTGAAACATGCCATTGCCGAGGGTAAGGCCGTTCCTGATAGTGTCCTGGCAGACTACCCAGACCTTGCGCAAGCCAACCCAGAGGCCACCAATGAAGCAGATCAACCTCAACCAGAAGGAGGTAAGACGGCACAGCAGGACAATCAGGCGGCTGACGTTGCTTCCCCCGGCAATGACAGCGCCGCGCAATTAGAGAATACCGGGGCGGCTAGTGAGGCCCCGGTTGTTGCGGTGGATGGTGAGGTTGATACCTTAAAAAAACTTAAAGTAGAGTCTGATAAACCTGTTGCAACTCCTGAAAATAATGTAGAATCTACACAGCTTCAGACCTTCACCAAGGAGCAGCTGGCCGGGGTGGAGATCAAGATTGACGGGTTTGACACGAGAGGTGTTCCTGTTGAGGGTGTGCTCGTTGATGCGCATAAGGAACTGGCCCGTATAGACGCCGACCTTGATATTTACCAGAAATTGAGAACGTGTATGGGAGGCAAGTAATGAGCCGAGTCTTTTCCGATGACGAACTGATCAGTGCCAGGCGCCAGTCCGGCAAGCCCCTCAAGACCTCCGCCGGCAAACCTTATTTTCCCCGACGCAAGCATGTTAAGCCGGAAGTGAAAGCGGAAACAAAAGAGCCGGTCGAAGAAGCCATTTCCGAACAAACCATTGCCGCCCTGCTCACCGTCGCCAAAGCGAGCGAAGCCAACACCGCCGGTATTATCGCCACTCAGGGCGCAATACTGGATATGATGCAGGAGATGCACAAGCCGAAACCGAAGAAGACCTACCGCTGCCATATCGAGCGCAATGCGAAGGGGGAGATTATACCCTTTAATGTTGAGGAAGTGTAGTGGAAGCATCCGTTCCCGGTCCTAAAGGGGAAACAGGCCCTGCCGGCCCGCAAGGCCCCATTGGTCCGGCCGGTCCGGCAGGTGCTGATGCTACCAACGGCATCGCCACTCCTTTTGTGGCCGCTGACCTGGTGGCCGGGATCCTCACCATTAACCATAGCCTGACTGAGCGTTTTGTTGATGTTGCAGTGTGGGACGACAGCGGCCAGCGGATCAGGCCCAGCCGGGTCATGGCCGTTGATGATGCTACGCTCACGGTTGACTTGGCAGTTTTTACGATTGCCGGCAGCTGGCACTATAAAGTTTTTCGTTAATCCGGGAGTGAAAATGCAGAAAAATAAGATCTTTAATCTGATTATCGCCATTTTGCTGTTAGCCACTTCCGT